GATAGAAAGTCTCTCGAAGAACTATTAAAATAATAGACCCCGCTTATTCTGGCGAACGGTTCGTATGTTGTCTGACCGTTCCCAAAATTGTTGCGAGTCGTAACTGATAACGCATCACAATCATCGGCTGCGGTAGCTATCGCCGCCCAATCGACACCTGTAATGGCTGTCATATTGTTTTCGATGAGCCATGATACGAAATGGCCGGCGACAAGCGCAGGGTTATCCGAATAATTCCACGTCGCGTTATACAGAGACCATTTGCAGCTGAGATTGTCGATATATGTCTGTTTTACCTTGCGCGGGTCATAAACTCGCGCACCTCGAACTATGACTGACCATTCCGGCCATGCGTTCGGAAAATACTTTAATCTATTTGATGTGCCGCCGGGATTATTCGACGCAAATGTGTAAAGGCAAGTGATACCTTTACCCATATAATTGTTACCCCACAGACCCGCCGTAGCCGCGCCAGAATACGACGGCATCAACGTGTTTAATATATATGAACTGTAGCCTTCTTCTGATCCGTAAACAGGTTCAAACGCTACACATGATGCGTCTTTAATGTAGAGTTCTACAAGGCTCGTTGTATTGATTGTGTCTGTTACTGTAACCCATTTCCAAGAATATCCTGAAGTGCAAACAGAATAGACGTATGGGAAAGAGTCCATACTATAATTTGTCCAGCCATCGCATGTATACTGATAGTCTGGACGTTGAACATATGTAGTCGTCGTTACCGTGCTGAAATTGCTTCTAATGTATTTAGTTCCGCTAAGCGGAACGTAGACGTTATCGTTACCGTCCAGAGAATTAGCGGATCGCCCATCGCCAGTTGATCCAGCCGTGAACGCCTCATCGTCACATAGAACCGCGTCAAAGCCATCAATTAGGCCATCACAAATGTATATGCCCTGATACAGATTGAGCGCTGTAAATGTATTGGGTGTCACCGAAGTATCTACGACAAGATCAGTTTCATAGAAAAAGTAACTGCCCGCAGTCTTTGTCCGGCCAAATATAAAGCAACGCGGAACGTCGGACTGGCGGATCGTTTTCTTTAGCGGGACAGGCGGTGCGGCTTTAGGCGCAGCCGCTTGGCTGGATGCTTGCTGTTGAGCAAGGATAAACGGGAGCCATGACGCCGCGCCGCCGCCGCTGCCACCCATCAGATATTGTGCGCCCATCAGACCGACCGAAGCCGCCGCTGACACCGCCCCGAATACCGACGCTCCCGCCGCCCACGCTAGGCCGCCGGTAGCCAGCCCCGCAGCCGCTATACCAAGCCCTGCGGCTACCTTGCCGATTACCTTGCCCATGGAAGCCCCCAAGCCCGTAGGATTGTCGGTTTCCAAACCGCTAGGCGGCCAAAGGATCGAACCACCCCAAACCCGCCTTCGGTGACAATCCCCAAAACGGGCGAACCGTCCGGCTGCTCAAAAACAGCGACATCGCCAGCGCCGCCTTTAGACGGCTTCAGGCCCATAAATTCAGCCGCTAGGGCCATCCCCATTTCAGGGCCATGATCCATCCACCAGCGGCGGGATTGGCTATCAGTGGGCGTCTCTTTGACGCCATTGGCCCGCAGCCAAGCGTAGACTAGCGAATAACAGGGCGTAATCTTAGTTTCCTGCGCCCGCGCCAGTTCGATTGGCGTCATTGCGACCAAAGCACCGTCTGGCGGCCAGCAAGCAAAGCCACGCGCTCGAATACCTTGTCGCCGGGATATTTCCGCTGTTGATCCTGATCTGTCATGTAAGAGGTGAGCGGCATATTCTTTGTGTAGAAAAGTGGCTCCGCAGTCACCGTAATCGACATGGTGCGGGCTTCGCCATCAACGGCAAGCTGCGCCTTCTCCATCAAATATAGTTCGACCAGATAAGGGTCGTCTAACGGTTGCCAATTTTCGTCGAAGCAGAGGATATAAACGCCACATCGTTTGCCCCGGATTTCCGAAGCCTGCGCGCGTGTGAGCGCCATCAATTCAGGATCAAGCCCGGATAGCGTTATCGTGACAGGCTCGATCGAGACGATGGCTGAAGCCTGAACGCCATCGATCGACGCCAGTTCGCCAAGGCCGAGCCATTCCGTATTATCGGCGGCGGTGAATGTTCCGCGCCCTGTCCAGCACCGTATTGTCTCACTGGCAAACTCGAACTTGACGCCAAGCGCGACATGGACGTTCCGGCCGGAAACCATCTCTTGAACGGTTTGGGAGAAAAAGACTTCCTGCGTCACCAGTTGGCCTCTATGAAATCAACCGACACGCGAGAGATGCGTCCGAACTCAACGCTTTGAGATAGCGCCCTTGAGTCCGTGACCAGATAAGCGACCATTCTGGGATCATCTATTTCTATCTGCGTTCCCGCGTCGTAGCTTGCGCGAAGAGGCGGCCATATAGACCATGTGTCGCCGTCTATGCCTTGAACAACATGCAATCTGCCGTTGATCTCAAAATAGTCTCCGGCCTCAACGCTAGATGCTGTTGAATTCTCTACCGAGATTAATACATCACCCCGCGCCGCCGCCGTCAGCAGATAACAATCGCCGGTCGATTGCGTGAAGTTCGCGCCGTCTTGAAACTCTGACCAATCCGTAGCGTCATTGCCCCAGAAAAGCGGTTCTGATGTTCCCCAGAGAAGCTCATTTGCTCCCCAATAGAGCATATTCTTGAGTTGGCCTGTTTGGTCGAAATAAGCGACATCAGGGCTAATGCCATTTCGTTTTGCCAGCATGTTCGGGGAGAACTCTGGCTTTACATAGATCGGCTTGGCAAAGGCTCCCAAAGTCGTCCAGAGAGAACGGAACTGGCGGAACTTGTCGCCATATATCGGTATGCCTTCATAAGAAATAAGCCAGCCGCCCGCACTAGATGAAACAACCTGTTCGCGGCCATCTAGCGGCTTTGGCCCTTTGAATACGGGACGATCAATCGTCGCCGTCATGTTCATCGGGGCTAGATTATCGGGCCATAAGGCGATGGTCGGGTCACGCATCAGAGCGAACGCCTCTGCGCTTCAGCCATGATATTCGGAACGCGCTTTAAGCCCGAATTGATCATTTGCTGCACGGTGACGATGATCTGTCCATCGCTCATTTGGCGGGCGTCCACCTGTGAGTTTGAATAATTATTGATGGTGATCTGCGGATGGCTGCCCTTGCCCAAAGGCGTGATGTTCGCCGGGCCAGTAACAAGCTCCGGACCTGCCTCGCCTGCAATACCCCATTTGCCTGATGGGATTGACCCACCTTCGGCAAAGAAGCCAGAGAACAAGGAAGTCGCGCCTTTAGCCAGCATACCAAGTATGCCGCCGGTTTGGCCGCCCGATCCAGCCAGTCCACCTAGCTGGCCGAATATACCCTGCCCTGTAAGAGCGCCCTGCAATGCAGAACTGGAAAGCTGCTTCACGACATCCTTGAGGACATCGGACAGTTTCTTGCTTCGCGTAACCAAGCCTTCTAGCGCATTGATCGTGAAGTCGGCAAACTGGCGCATCGCGTCATTGAGCGCGTTTTGAGCGCCTTTTAGCTGATCGACATTATCTTTATATTTTGCCGTCGACGCTGCGATATTTTCAATTTCCGCGCGCTGCTGGGCGGTGAGGGTCTTGCCCTGCTCTTTGGCGATGTTTTCAGCTTTAATCAGCGCCGAGAATTTTTCTTTCTCGACATTGCCCAGAGCAAAAGTGTCTACCTCGTTCTGCGCAAGCTGGTTAGCTTCTTTCAGATTATCAATATATTCTTTGAGCTTATCTGTTTTGTCAGCTTTGCCAGCTTTATTTGCATCTTGGGCAGTTTGATAAGATTGTCGAATATCGCCTGTCTTTTCACCACTTAGCTTGCCAACAGTGGATAGGAACATATCGGATGGCTTATATTCCGCCATCTGGCCTTTGCTGGATGCAGGGGTAAACCCACCCGCCAGCATCGGTGTTCTTTTGCCCGCCTTATATTCATCGGACACGCCGCCTGTGATGAAGCTGTCGGCAGAACGCGACGCCTGATCATACAGACCCTTTAGGATTTTTGCACCTTCAATCGCCTTGCCGATCTTAGCGCTTACAAAATCCCAAGCCTGCGTGAACATTGACATCGGGCCTTGCAGGGCGGCAATGGCCCCAGCAAGGTCGGCCTGAATTGCGTCAACAATTTCCGAAATCTGGGTTTTAAGGAAGCTATACGCTTCGCCCAGCCGGCTCTTAACGTCAGCCAGTGCGGAAATGAATTTTTCGAGGTAAGGGATGCTGTCAGCAATAGCCGACTTAATATCAATCCATAGCGTCGTGACATTCCCGAGCGGGGTGGCAAGTCTTGACAGCGAAACAAGCAGACGTGAATTGACTTCTTCATCTGCGGCGCTAATGCGTGTCCGCAGTTCGTTTGCCGCATTGGCGATATTATTGAAACCACCTCCCGCCGCATCAGCCGCGCGCTGGAATTCAGCCATTGAGAATTGGCCCTGATTAATCAGGTCAATAAATTTGGCCGCCTTATCCGCCGGAAAAATGCTTTCTGCTAAATCCCGCGCCTGTGTCGCCGGGAGCGTGCGGATTTTATTGGCGACGACATCAAGCCACTGGCTGAAGCTGGACGTGCTATCTAGCGTCTTGAGGAATGACTTATCAATTTCTTTAACGGTACTAACAACAGAACCGGCGTTCCGCTTGTAGTCCTCAAAGGCTTTGTTCGCATTGGCAAGGCCGGATGCAACATCGTCGTTGCTTAGACCTACCTTTGCGCCTTTAACCTGTGCGCCAAGTAGCTTTTCAGGCGTTACCGAAGCCGACTTAGCCTGCTCTGCTAGATCGGCCAGCTTGCTAATGGCGGCCGTAGCGCCAACCTCAATGCCGGCGAATATCGCAGCAAGTCCCGCGCCCATACCACGCAGGCTAAACACGACTCTGCCAACTGCGCTTAGAACCTGACCCGCAAAGCCGGAAATTGACCCTTTGGTGCTTGTGAACACATCAGCGATTTGTGATCCCTGTTGCGTCAGCACCATAAATGGCGACATGCCGCCCGCAAGCGAAACGGCCACGTCGTTGACCTGACGGCCAAGGTTAATCATTTCATGACGGGCTAGGCCGGTAGCCTTGGCGGCTTTCTGGCCCATTGCTTCGGCTTGCTGCCCGACGCTGGACATGCCTTCAGCAACAAGACGGCGTTGATTTTGCCATTCCTGCCATTGATTTAATGCAGTGGAAAAGTTTGCATTATCATTTCGCTGCGTCGAGGTTGGCTTTGACGATCCACTTGTCGTAGGCGGCGCTGACCCGCCCATTGAGGGAAACCCGCCACTTGCAGCGCCGACTGCGCTCTTTATCTCATTGGATGCGCGCTTAAAGTCGTTTGCAATCTTTGAAGCGCTTTTTGCCGCTTTATCTGCCAGATCGTCAAATGCCTTACCGCCTTTTATAGCCTCTGGCGTTATTGATTTGATCGCACTGGCTGCTTCTGACGATAGCCGCTTTACATCTCCAGACAAGCTGCTGATATTTGACTTGTTAGTGTCATTAATATCAACGTCTAACTTAATCTTATCAGGCTTTGGAATAGCTGGCTTTTTAAGCGGACCATACTCAACGCTTAATTTATCAGGATCAGGGACTTTCGGTTTTTTTAATGGATTTATCCCGACATTAAGATTGTCGGGCTGGGGAATCGTTGGCTTTTTAACTTTACCGTATTCAATATCAACGCGCGTTTTAAGATCGCCTTTAAGGCTTGCTTTAATCTTAGCGACCGCGCCGGATACGCCTGCGGCCATGTTGCTGAAATCGCCAGTTACCCCAGCCGAATTAGCTTTGACCTGATCGACAAACTTATCAATACCATTCTTGGCTTTATTAAAATCTGCCGGAATGGCGCTGATAGATGTAGCGGCTTTTTGCCCAAGACCCTCAAACGACTGGGCTGATGTCTTTACAGCATCGGCCAGCTTTCTGGTTTCAGCCCGCGTGCGAGCAATACCAGCCTCTAGGTTCTTTGTGTCGGCGATAAAGTCATAGCGGAGTGCGCCGACAACTGTTTCAGCCATTAACTTCCTCATTGGTGTTAATAGCTGCAAACATTTCTTCGACTTCCTCTGATGTAAGTGGCGATATACCCGCCTCTTTGCTCACGCCTTTTGCTTCCAGATAGCCGTCTATTGCGGAAAAAAACTCCGGCAAAGACATTTTCCAGAAGTCATCTGGGCGCATCCGAAGATGGCCCAAACCTATTTTCATCCACGCTTTCCAGCGTTCCTTGCCGCTAAAGGGCGCTTTTCGGCCTTTTGCGCTTCATCCTGTTGTGCGCTAAAGCCAGAGCTTTGCAAGAGTTCCGTGATCATTTCCATGAACTCTTGAGGCGTCCAGCCAGCAAGTTCCTTCTCGCGGGCGGGGGTTAGATCAATGCCATTTCCCCGCAATAGTCCGCGCATGAACTTTAAAAGGCGTCTGGCGCTGATCTTGCCATCCTCGCCAAAGTTTAACGCCTCCTCAAAAGACTCGACATTAAACTCGTTTTCAATTTCAGCCAGCGCGCCAAGGCCAAGACAAACCGTAAATGTCTCAGCCCCAATTTTAACGTCGCTATATCCGCGTGCTTTGTTAGCCATGTAGCCTCGTTTACGCCGGGACTGTCGCAGTTGGCGTATAGGTGATTGTTGGTGATGCGGTGCTTGTCAGCTTTACCGTAAAAGCCACAGCCTCGTTATATGTGGCGGTTATTTCGTATTCGGAAACGACAAAGCTGCCAACAATTGATATGCCGGCGCTGGTCGCGCTCGAAAGAAGCTGGAATACCTGAGACGCGCCGGAAGCGACCAAAGATGGAAGCAAATGAGTCGGCGCATCTTTTTGATACAAACCAGCCCCAGATATTTCCAACTCTACGGTTCCTGTGTCACCTAAAAGAACCCGCCACCTATCTGTTGAAGCCGGGTTTGAGATAAGAATAGATTGGCTTCCGCTCGTAGGCGTCCCCGTAACCGTCGCAACCCTTGTTGTGCCATTATACGCCGTAATCGGGTATGATGTGCCACCAACAATGACGACTTCTCCGACATAATAGCTATTCACCGATGAGACGGTTGAGCCATCCGAAAAAGTCGTCGGAAGAGTCACAGATGAGGACGAGATAGTCGCCAGACACGAAAAATACGTATCTGGCGCTGTTGTTGCATCTACAGGGTTGTTGTTGAGCTTGAATGATCTCGTTCGCAACCCTGCGATGTTTGTATAGACAGGAGACGCACCGCCTGTCGTTCTCACGCCCAACGTCCAGAGCGTCCCTGTCTGACCAGCCATATTTACCTCTTATTGATAACTATTCACCAAATTAGGCCGGGGTCGTAGCAACCGGGCTGTAGGTGATCGTCGGAGCGCCCGTCGAAAGCAGCTTGACCGTAAAGGTGGCCGCTTCGTTATAGGTCGCAGAGGCTTCGTATTCGCTG